GTGCTGTTTTTGGGATCAGTACCCCTGGGCCTATAGACAAACGAAATGGCGCTAAAACTGGTAATTATGGCAAGAAAGAACATGAAATCAGAGGGGGATTTGTCAGTAGATTGGGCGGCTCCAGTTTTGTGATGGATGATGGAGATGATAAATTTCTTAGAGTTACATCGGCCGGTATTGGTTTACCAGAATATTTATCAGTTGAAAACAAGGAAACTCTTAGAGTGGGCGAGATTATCAAGGGCGATGTTACTATTCCTCACAATGAATTAATTAGATTACGTACTAGAACTGGGCATCAAATATTATTACATACCAGTGAAGATTTAATTTATATATGCAATGCTCGTGGCACCACTTGGATAGAGCTGACCAGTAATGGTAAAATAGATATCTATGCGCAGGACAGCATCAGCGTACATACAAAAAATGATTTAAATTTCTATGCTGATCGAGACATCAATATGGAATGTGGTCGTAATTTCAATACCAAAGTGGGCGGAGAAATGCAAACTGAAGTGATTGAAAATCAAAATATTATAATAAAAGGAGATCAATTTACCCGTGTTAAAGGTAAGGTCAATACTACTTTTGATGACGATTACCTTCATACAATTTTAGGTAATTTTGATATTAAAACCAGTGGCAATAACACAATTACAGTAGATGGAAATTCAGAAATTAACTCTGGAGGCAACAATGTGATCACCGCTGGCGGCGATCTTGACATTAAGAGCGGCGGGGATAGTAAATGGACAGGCGGCGGCACAGTTAGCATTGGTGGTGATAAATTAATTCTTAATGCTAGTACAATTAATCTTAATGGTCCCCCAGCACCAACAGCAGCCACAGCAGCAAAGGCAACCAAAGCCGAACTGCCCAAAGAGTTAAAAACGCACAGTGTGCCTAATCAATCAGGAACTACTTTATTCAAGACCATTATGCGTCGCGTGCCAACAAATGAGCCATGGCCACATCATGAAAATTTAGACCCTGCAGAATTTACCCCTGACAGCACAGATAGAGATGTTGATGGGAGAAATAAAGAGCAAGGCAAAGAAAATAGCGAATCAATTTTATTGGTGGATAAAAAACAACCAGAATATTGGTCAGGTTGGTCTGGTGAAGGTCGTAAATATACAGCAGGTTTAGATACTTTTGCTAAAATTAAAAAGGATCGATAATGGCTATTCAAAGATTATATGAAAAATTAGTGGTAAAGGGAAAGGATCCTAATATTGAACCTCCCTTACCAAGAACTTACAGGGGGTTTAGTTCATTAAGCACGGAAACAGATTCCTTTGTACTTTATGATTTGGCATTAATTAAACAGGATATTATCAATCACTTTCATATAAGGCAGGGAGAAAGATTGATGAACCCAGAATTTGGCACAATAATTTGGGATGTGATTTTTGAACCCCTCACTGAGAATTTAAAAGATTTGATCTTACAAAACATAGAAACTATTATTAATTATGATCCTAGAGTAAGAGCTGATAATCTAATCGTTACCTCATATGAAAGTGGTATTCAAATTGAATGTGATCTAATATATTTGCCCTATAATATATCTGAATCATTAAGATTTAGATTTGATCAATCTAATGGTATAATTGGATAAACTAGCACTTTATTATCTACTATAAATACCAAGTATAAGGACTGCCAATGTCATCCACCAATAGACAAAATAGATTATTAGTATCAGAAGATTGGAAAAAAATCTATCAAAGTTATCGTAATGCGGATTTTAAAAGTTATGACTTTGAAAATCTTCGTAGAGTCATGGTGGACTATCTAAGAGAAAATTACCCAGAAGATTTTAATGATTATATTGAAAGCAGTGAATATCTAGCATTGATAGATATGATAGCTTTTTTAGGCCAAAGTATTGCTTTTAGAGTGGATCTAAATGCACGTGATAACTTTTTAGAACTGGCAGAACGTAGAGAAAGTGTATTAAGGTTGTCGAGAACTATTGGCTATAATGCCAAACGCAATTTAGCAGCCAATGGACTACTCAAATTTCAAAGCGTGAGCACAACACAAGATATTATTGATAGTAATGGTAGAAATTTACGAGGTCAAGAAATAATTTGGAATGATACTGCTAATAGTAATTGGTATGAGCAATTTATCAAAGTAATTAATGCAGCATTATCACCCACAAGACAATTTGGTAATCCAGATAATAAAGGATTGATTTATAATATTCCAACAGAGCAGTATAGATTACAAACTTTTAGTACAGTTATTCCTGTATATGGATTTAGCAAAGTTGTAGATGGAAAAACTATGAATTTTGAAGTTATTAGTACTATTATAGAAGACGGTACTGACATTGTAGAAGATCCACCACAGGCAGGAAAAAGTTTGGCGTTTCTTTATAGAGATGATGGTCGTGGACCTGCTAGCCCCAGCTCGGGATTTTTCTCACATTTTAGGCAAGGCAGTTTGAACACTGGGGTATTCAATATTACAAATCCCAGTACAAATGAAATTGTAGATATTGATGCTACCAACATAAATGACACGGATATTTGGTTGTATAAATTAAATTCTAGAGGCGTTGAGGACGAGCTGTGGGCTAAAGTTCCAAGCTTTGAGGGCAACAATGTAATTTACAATAGTTTAAAGAAAAATATTAGGAATATCTATTCAGTTATTACTAGAGCTAATGATAAAGTCAGTGTAGCATTTAGTGATGGAACTTTTGGTACAATTCCATTAGGTAATTTTAGAATATATTACCGTGTTAGTAATGGACTGAAATATACAATCAATCCTAAAGATATTAAAAATGTAGTAATTGATGTTCAATATGTGTCTAGTATTGGGCAAACAGAAGTTCTGTCAATTACTATGAGTTTGCAAACTAGTGTGAATAATGGAGCATCATTCGAAACTAATGAACAAATAAAAGCTAATGCACCTGCTACTTATTATACACAAAATCGTATGATTACAGCAGAGGATTATAATATTAGTCCGTTAAGTGTTAATCAAGAAATAATAAAGATCAAATCCATTAATAGATCTAGTAGTGGTATTAGTAGATATTTTGATCTAACTGACCCAACTGGAAAATATAGTAGTGTAAATTTATTTGGCAATGATGGTGTCCTTTATAAGGAAACTTATTTAGATAATTTTAGATTTAATTATATTAATAAAACTGATATTGAAGGAATTATTTACAATCAAGTCTATGACGCTATTAAGGATATTAGTCTTCGTAATTTTTATTATGATAATTTTGCAAAGTCTACGTTAATTTTTGCCAATGTTAGTTGGACTCAACAAACAAATGACACCAATCAATGTACAGGGTATTTTAAAAATACCGTGGTAATTGGTACTAATGATAACGATTTAAAAAATGTAGAACCAGGTTCTTTAATTAAGTTTACTCCCCCGCAAAAAAAATATTTTGATACAACAAACGGAAATTCCCTTGTAGACATTCCTTCTTCAGGTATACCATTTGGTGGAACTACATATATTTGGGCTAAGGTCGTCAGCGTAACCAATAACGGCTTAGGTAATAATGGTGTATTAACTAACGGCAACGGTGCAATTGTATTAAATGTGCAAGTGCCAAGTTTATCTTTACTTAATCAAGTGATACCAAAGTGGAGAACTGCATTAGATAGTGCTACTATAGTTAATGTAGTCGATTTAGTATTTGCCAATAAACCATTTGGTCTTAGATATGATACAGAATCAAAGAATTGGAAAATAATATTTGAAAGTAATCTTAATCTTAATGACAGTTTTAATATTGGTAAAAGCGGTGACGACAGTAATCAAAAATTAGATAGTAGTTGGTTATTATTGTTTACTACTGATACAGAATATTACTCAGTCAAATCTAGAAAGTTAAAATATATTTTTGAAAGTGACAAGCAAGTTCGTTTTTATTATGACAGTAATAATAACATTTATGATACTAGAAGTAATGCAATTGTCAAAGATCAAATATCAATATTAAGTATTAACACAGATTTGTCTAGTCTAAATCAAATAAGCCCGTTTACTTACAATTTAAATTGGGAAATATCTAAAGAGTTTTTAGGTATAGATGGGTATGTGGATACTAAAAAAATAGAAATAACTTTCAATGACAGCAATAATGATGGAGTAGTTGACGATCCTGATATTTTTGATATTATTGTAACTCCTAGTACTGATCAATCAAAATTTATTGTTTTAGAAAGATACGAAGTTGCTACAGGTCAATTAGATTATAGATATGTTAAAAATAAAATTGGAAATAACAGATATATTGTAGAAATTAAACCTAATATAGATGCTGTTGGTGTTAAAGTTGATGGCCAATATTATTATTTCTCAGATACTAACACAATTCAAAAATGGGACAAAACTAAAGGGCATTTTGTGGCCAGTTTAGATTATAAAATTTATCAAGGCAGATCAGATTTAAAGTTTCAATATATTCACAGTGCAGATTATGAATCTAGAATAGATCCTGGAC